ATTAGTACACTGACTGGTAATGAACTCATTCAACTTACTATAGAAACTGACTCTGCACCTGATCAATCATTAGAGATTGAACAAAGGATCTTCAAGATAGGTAATGTAGTTAAATCTGAAAGAGCAGTTGCATATATGATCTATACAGTCTCTCCAGAGACACATAACAATGAAACAAACAAGGTATTCAAAGTATTCAAGGACGATCTTGGATCATCTCACGTTGAGTGGATTCTTGAGAATAAATTAAAAACATTTGGTAAGACAAACGTAGTCGAACCGTGCAAGGGTAATTTTAATTTTATTGCTTGTACTTGGAGACCCTATGATTGTATTTCATATATCACAGATAAAGTAGTCAGTTCAGTAACAAATACTGCTGGTTATGTGTTCTTTGAGAATAAGAATGGATATAATTTTAGTAGTATTGACTGGTTATGTTCTGAAAATAATCCTACAAAGACACAACCTCTTAAGTTTACTTACGAACAGGCAAACGTTGGTGAGTCAGATTTTAACGCATATAAGATTGAGCAACTTGTATTCCCAGACAGGGCAAACCACTTAGAGAAGATGAGATCTGGAACTTATAGTAATACAGTTCTTGGTCTTAAAGTTCCTTCTCTTAGTAGTGGTAACTTAGATAATCCTGGTGATGGTGGTACAGAGAGTAAAGAAGGTGATGCAGTTGAACAGACAGGTGGTAGTGGTTCTATTAAAGCACCTCTTCATATGGGTTTAGATAAAGTTTATGGTGTAGCTCAGGAAGCTGGTGGTATCTTAAATGATTCATTCCCATATCCTAAAGTCAATCAAAAATTCTTTGAAGACACACGACCAACACGTACAAAGATACGTGCATTGCCAGGTATGAAGAATTCACAGAGTGGATCAGATTCTACAGGTGGTGCTGCTAATATGGACTTTGATACTGTGTGGGCTTCAGCATACGCTTATTCCAGATATCAGCTTTTGAAAGCAATAACACTTGACATAACTATACCTGGTAATGTAGGATTATATGTAGGTATGGTTATACGAATAAATATTCCTGCAAGTTCTAAGGAAGAAGAGAGGACAGTAGAGGATCCTGTTTACTCAGGACTGTACTTAATCACTGGACTTAGACACAAATATACACCAGAAGGTATCACTACCCTTTTAAACTTATCCAAAGATAGTATTATCTCTTAACTAATATGGAATCAATAGAACAACACATCGAGAAAGACAAGAAGATCGTTGACGATCCAACGATGAACCCTGCTGCACGTAGGCACGCAAAAGAAGAACTGCACGACTTAGAAGAGTATGCAGAGCATCATAAAGATGAGATTAAAGCAGGTGATCACCACGATCCAAACGCATTAGAACTTTGGTGTGATCAGCACCCAGAGGAACCAGAATGTTTAGTGTATGACGATTAGAAGATTATGGCGAATCTGGAAATACACTCTAGGTTCATTCAGTGATGAGAAAACTAAACGCTACGACAATACGGTTGCAATGGTACGTACGTTTATATTCGCTACATACTTAGTAACTAACTGCTTTATTATAAGTGGTGTGATTAGACATTGGAACAACTAAATTATGGCAGTACAAAGTTTTGTCGCAGGTGGCAAAGTTGATGAGGACATCGTTGATGGTGTTATGGAGTTTTGGAATGATTGTACTTACTTAGATAAAGTACCAGGTGAAAGTAATCACGGTGCTAATAAGATTATCAAAGAATCTACAGATATGGCAGTTCCTTCCTTTATAAAGGATCCTAGGATTGTCAAGTATTTGGATGCAGTACAAGGTGCAATAACTTTATATGTGGGTCAATATCCTTGGGCATCTATGTCTGAGTTAGAAATCATTGAACCATTTAATATACAGCATTACAAACCAGGACAGGCATTTACACAACCACATACGGAAAGATGTTCATCTGATAAGACAACATCGTTTAGACACCTTGTTTGGATGACATATCTAAACACAGTGGAAGAAGGAGGAGAAACCCAATGGGTTCACCAAGATCTAGCAATTAAACCAGAGAAAGGTGTAACGTTATTGTGGCCGTGTGATTGGACACACGTTCATCACGGAGTAGTTGCTCCTAAAGAGGATAAATATATAGTAACAGGATGGATATCTTACGCTTGATAGATGGTATTAAAGATTGACGCTATAGGTAAATCGGATGTAATGGGTCGCGATGGTTTCACCTGGTGGGTGGGAGAAGTCGAAGACAACATAGATCCGCAGAAGATTGGTAGAGTTCGTGTTCGTATTATCGGTTGGTACACTGGTGCTGGTCGTAAAGAAGCATACACACAAGAACTTCCTACCGCAGATTTACCGTGGGCAGTTGTATTACTACCAAACGATCAGGCAGGTATCAAGAATACTGGATCTAAGACTGAGCTACAGGTCGGTGCTCAGGTGATTGGTTTCTTCCTTGATGGGGAAGAAGCACAACTACCTGTCGTGTTAGGAAACTTCCAACACTTCAGAAATATATCTGATCCAGAGTCCGAGGATGATAACCCAGACACTACAGTACAGACTGGTGCAACTACTGTTGCTGATCCTACACTCGCCAAGAAAGATGAGGAAATGCCTGAGCAAGCACAGGCACTCAATGGTGAAGTAGCACATCAAGGTAATAGTTTTGTTGCTGTTGCTGAAGACACGCCAGGTGATGAGACTGGAAATGAAGAAAAGACACGTGGTCTCGTTACTCAGTTAAATGGTGATTCACCAGGTAATGTCTATACCAATCCTATTCATATCTCTAACGAAGCATTTGCTATTGGTGATGGACTTACAGGTCCTAGAGGTGAAGGTTTTGAAAAAGACTTGGAAAGGATGTTGACAGAGTTTGGTCAGTTATCAGGTAGTATCGCCAAAGATGCAGAAAACAACTACGTTTCTATTATCACAGGTAAAAAGATTAGAAACGATCTTCTCACTGCTAACTTAGAGAGAATAAAAACAGCGACCAGTAATATGATTACTGGAATTATGAGTTCCCTAAAGAACATAATGGCTTCAGCAATCGAGGGAGTTGTAGATGCTATTCTTGGTGCTATTCCAATTCCTATGGGTATCGTTACTAAACTTCTAGCATTCGCTTCATCTATCGCTGAGAAGTTTTGTATGTTTGAGACATCCCATTTGCTAGGTGTAATTTCAGGTGCACTTGGTAACATTACATCATTTGCAGATACTATTGCTGAGAACGTAGTTACTAAAGTTGTTGGTGGATTTGCTGCTTCAGTACAAGATACAGTTGACGGAGTTCTTTCAAAGATTCAAGGTGGTGTTGCTAAGATCACTGATGTGATGAACAAGGGACTTGCTGCTCTCAATACTATTAAAGGTAAGTTTGATATAGTTACAGGTGTATTTACGAAATTAATGAATTTTGACTTTAAGAATCTAAACTGGGGTGGTTTAGTTAAAATTCTTTTAGGTATCCTTGCAGCACTATTAGGTAATAAAGATTGTGGTAGAAAATATAAACCTCCGAAACAAAAGTTCTGGTTGCCGATGCTCGGAACGAGTACGTGTAATTCTGTACCAGAATTCTTACAACAGGAATATGAAATCCAACAAGGTGGTGAAACCACTGGTAGTGGTTCTGGATGGCAAGGAAAGTCAGGTGACTTCTTCAGTACCTTGTTACAAGGTTTAAAAACTGAGAACGTAAAGGCAGAATCATTTATGAATGGTGCGATGACTCTGCAAATATCTGAACCAGGTAAAGAGCAATCTATCATTCAGCACACAGGTGGACAGACTACTATTGCACTTGCTGACGGTAACCAACATAGAAATATGCCTGGTAATGATACTAAGGTAGTTGGACGTGATGAGTGTACTAACGTTAAAGGTAACAAGGTTGTAACTATTGAGGGTGACTATACTCTTAAAGTTATGGGTGACTTTAACATTGAGATTGGTGGTGTTGAGAATAAATTTATGTCACAAGGATCAAATGATTCTGAAGAGGTACAACAGAACAAGAGTTCAATAACATATGCAGGTGATCATACTGTTAACTATGAGGGTAACTATGAATTACAAGCACCTAACATTACTTTCAATGCTGTACAAGACATCACATTAGAAGCACAGGGATCTATATCAAATAAGGCAACTGGTCTATTGAATAGTATTTCTGGTGAACTTATCAACGAGTGTGCTTGGAAGACTGAATTTATTAACAGTGTTCACTATAAGAACGTGGCACTTATGAATATGTTACCAGGTATTACAGGTGTAGTTAATATTGTTAAAGGTCCGACTCTATCAATCAATGGTACAGGTATGGGAACCAACCCAATGCCAGCAGCACAGATCAATGTTATTGAAGCAACCACACCTGGTGGTATTGTTGATATCATCAATGGTACCTCTGGTGGTCGTTTGACTATGGTCAACACTTCCAAAGGTGGTATCGGTGAATTCGTTAATGCAGCAGGTGGAGCAATTATGAACAACGTGACTAACGGTGTAGCAACATACAACGTTGGTACAGGAGTTTACACCGCAGGTTGTGGTGGAGGTCCTGCTCAATTCTATGGGTTGCCAATTTTATTAAATTAGTATATAATATATTTGTGCCTGATCAGCACATCGGGAGTGACTGAATAAACTTACTGGCATATAGCTGGTTAAGGTGATGAGACACAGGTGGTGCTGCTGCGAAAGCAGAATCGACTTACCAGTCGGGTCTCAGGCAGAGGAGTTTTTCTAAACTGTAGAAATGCCCTCCTCTTGTCGGTACACAGGAATCCGACCTCCCTCTTTCTTTTTCGAGGTACTTATGAGCAGACGACAGTACACAGTTAAACTAAAAAGACCTCATAGTGCAGTTCCGTTGTACGAGTACGTAGACGACTGCCTAACACCGCAAGAAGCGGTAATGCGTGCTGAAGCACGAACAGGTTTAAAACACTTCGTTGTTTATCCTTCTTAACGATGGATGACAAAGAATTAAACTATATAATTTTTGAATACCTTGACCTCCTTATGGACTCACAAGATTTATGGTTAGATTATGTCTGGATTAATATCGTACAACGATCTATATCCCTACAGGATTCTGACGGAAACATTGAAAAGATTAGATTTAAGTGGGATAAAGAAGGTGCTGAAGGATTTCAAGAAACTGTTGCACAACTCTGTGAAGATGTGCCACCAGATCAACGTTGTTTTATCGAAAAATGAATAGATTGAACTTTCAAGAAGCAGTAGAGAATATTGCTTTTACATTAAAACTTGCATCAAGAGGTACACCTTTTGTTGTAGAATGCCCAGAGGGAAACGTATTGATTACCCCTGTGGCAAACAAACCATTAGAATTGGTTAATGATGAGTTACGTGAACAAGAAAAGGCAGCAGGTTATCACAACGGACCTCTACCGATGCCTGGTGTAAATCTTCCTCATCAACACGAAGTAGCAGCATTCGCAAGGGAGGAAACTGACCGTGCTTTCAAAGACATTTCTTGACTTAATTTGTCACAAGTGGGATAATTTGCAGCAAGCACAATGCTGGCCAAATGAATTTGCACACGTCCATTATGATTGGTGGATGGATAACGGTATATTACATTCAAAGCAATGGTATGATTGGAATGGTGAAGTCTATAGACAAAGGACTCATTCATTAGAAGATGTTAATGAACACGAAATGATTCTACACATTCGTGAGTCAAAAATGCATCTAGTATTCAAGATAGACGATGAAGGATCACCAGGTCTTATAGGATTGACACCACCTAACTCATACAATGCAAACGGAATTAAGATAGAGACGACAATAACTTTAGATTCAGAAACATATACATCATTTGATAAAGGAACTACACCAGAAGGTGAGGTTCTCTGGGGTAAGATTCCCAGTGCTTTTATTTTTAAACATACATAATGAAGATCAATGGATGAGTTCCTTGACACGCTAGTACATCACTGGCATAATTTAAGACAAGCACAATCAAGTCCTACATCATTTGCTTATGTACATTATCTTTGGTACTATGACGAGGGTGTTCTAAAAACAAAACAGTGGTACGATTACAATCCGAACGAACCTTACAGAGAACGAACCCACAAAGTATACGAAGGTAAAGATAATACTATTGTATTAGAGACAAATGATGCAGCAGATACTATTTGGACTACCAAAGCAAACGGATGGGTAGGAGTTGCCGATCCAAATTGGAAGCATCCAAAAGGTTATACTGTTAAAACTAAAGCAACTCTCGATAAAAGTGGTGTCTTTGCCACAGATGACAGAGGTTGGGATGTGCAAGGGAACTCACTCTGGGGTTCAGATAAAGGTCCGTTCGTATTTGAACAATGTATTACAAAGTCACAAGCGATTACTACATCATCAGGAATCAAGGATTAGTAAAACTATTCTTCATTAATGGAGTAGCATTTACATTTGAAGAGATTGATAATCCTTCTCAAGAATTAATAGAAGAATGCGAGAATAAAATAACTTATAGAATGGAAGATTTGTACCATAATTCACAGTATTTGATTATGGAACAATGTCATCCTCTGCTGTTTGAAATGGAAGAACTGTGTGAAGGTGAAATCCCTTATTAATACCAAGGTTGAAAGTGGTATAAATAAAACTGTATCAAATAGTGTGCAGAGTTAGTGGGAACAAAAAGAATTTCACAATTAGACACTTTGGCAGATGGAGTATTGACAGGTGAAGCGATTCTTCCTGTTGTTATTTCAGATCCCCTGATTCCTAACCGAAAAGCGAAGATCAATCAGATATTCAAAGGTGTAGGAGCAGGTAGTCAGTCACAGCCTGGTCTATGCTTCGACTTGGACAGGGACACAGGTCTCTACCAAGACGCATATAATGAGTTGGGTATTGCATTCGGTACATCATCGATGTACTATAAAAAGCAAGACAACGCAGATGGTAGTGCCACGATCAGATTGATCGCAGGTGATACTACATCGTCTAATGTGAACATCGATATGAGACCACAGGGTTCTGGTAAGTTCCTTGTTAACGGTCCTGCTGAGTTTCAAGACACCAATTTCTTCCTTGCTGACGATCAGAACCCTGATAAGAAAGCGAAGTTTGAAATCTCTGGTGTATCAACTGGAGCAGGTATTAGATCATTTGCTCTACCAAGCACAGGTAGTTTTACATCTACAACTCTGGTAGGTAATGACACCTCACAGACTTTAAGTAATAAGACTATTATCATTCAAGATGGTAACTTCCAGATCGTTGGTTCATCTAACTCTGGTAAGATTGCTTTATTCGAAACTGACTCTTGGGAAGCACCTGTAACTCACATCTATAGATTGCCTGACTATGGTACTTCGGCATCACAGTCAACTATCATTGATACTATTACTGAGCAAAATATCAGTAATAAGAACCTGATTAATCCCTCTATTTCTAATATTGCATCGGGAGATCCAGAGAACCCAACTCCAAAAGTTACGTTCTTATCTGGTGATCTAACATCAGATCGTATTGTTACTTTCCCTGACCAATCACTAGAAGTTGCAGGTACTGAATCAACTCAGATTTTCAAAAACAAAGACTACGCTGACGCTAGGTTTGCAGACGCAACTGACGTTACTAAACGTATTCTATTTGACTTATCTGGTTTACCAGGTGCTACAATCCTACGCTATGCATTTCCGCATCAGTTGTTGAATGTATCACTAGGAAACAACAACACACTTGTTACAGAAGTTGCACAACAGGTGTTGGATAATAAATCCATTAGATCATTGAAGTTGGTTGATGAAGAGAACGATCAGAACCAAATTCATTTCGACCTAAGTAATATCGAAGGAACTAAGTCAATTAGTTTCCCGAACTCAACTGCAACACTATTATCTACTGAAAACGTCGGCACCTTGGGTGTTAGTTTCGGTGGTGAAATTTCTGCTCCTGACTTTGGTGGCAGACTCAGACTTACAAATCATTTCTTCGCAGGATTCTAAAAAATGGCAGCAGGAAGACTAGCAGCATTATCTCCAGGAGCAACAACAGCATCCGTATTGTATTCGACTAACGTAGACACGACAGCGAGTACAGTATTACACGTTGCAGAAAGAGGTAACTCAGCAGCTACATACCGTGTTGGTCACAAAGACTATACACAAGTTTTAACTTTGGATGCAAATACATATAAATTCGAAAGGGGAAACCCAGTATCTAACTATAAGATTCAGATCGCACCTGGTATCACAAGAGGTAATGCAACACCTGGTTTAGCAGTTTCATCAGACGACACAGCAAAGAAAGCGAAGATTCTTGATGCATATGTCGCTACAGGAACTATTACAAACTACGTTAAAGTGTTGACATATAGTTCTGTTGGTACTAACGCTGCTGGACAAACTGGAACATTCCAAGGTGGAGAGACTCTCACAGGTGGAACTTCTACTCTTACTGCAACCTTCAGAGGAGCAGGAACTGGTGGTGCTATGAACATCGAGATCGATGACATCACTACAGGTGCAACATCACTTAAAATTGTAAACGGTGCAGCAGTTGAAGTTGGTGGATCACCAACAGCACATTATTTCGTGCTTGATCAGACACCTGCGACAGGTTATGCTACTGAAATTCTACAGACAACTACATCGCTAACTTTCTATAGTGGTACGACTGGTGGTGCGACTGTTGGAGTTACACGTGGACTGTTTGGAACTACAGCAGGTCCTCATAGAGCAGGTCAGAACGTTAATTTATATACAGATCAAGCAACTACAACAACACTAAACACTGGTGGAGCACAGTTGGCAGCAGGTGCTACGACAGTTCCTGTTGTTGATGGTACACAGATCGTTTCTGGTCAGTATTTTAGAATTGGAAACGAGATTCTACTTGCTACTACCGTTCTTGCTAATGACGTTACAGTTACACGTGGACAGTGGGGAACTACTGACGCTGCACACAACGATGGATCTACAGTCACTCCTATGTCTCAATCTGCAAACCAAGGATTATTCCAATGGTTTGACACTGCTGAGACATTGACAGGTGGTACATCAAACGCAACTGTTGACACACAGTTCACTGCTACATCAAGTGCTTTATTCACTACTGGATTTGTTTGGGGAACTACATCTGGACAAGAGGTAGTACCTTCTGAATTCACAATGGATGTGGATCGTACTTATTTGTTTGATCAGGCAGACTCAAGTAACACAGGACTACCACTAAGATTCTCAGATACACAGGAAGGAACTGGTGCTGCTGTACCAGGTACTGAATACACGATTGGTGTTACAAAGACAGGTACTGCTGGTACTGATGGAACGATTCAAATTATTCCAACCAGTAACACACCAAACCCACTGTATTACTATGCTGAAGGTGTACCGTCTACAGTTGGACAAACCAATTATTCAAGTGGTGTTCAGGTAGTTCAGGATCCTATCTTCACAGAGATTTTCCTCTATGATGTAGATGGTACTTGGATTACTGGTGATACATTTAGTATTGGTACTGCATCACAAACTGTTGGTACAGTAACAGGTGGTAAGTATGGTCACGTCGCTAAATTTAGCGGATCTGATCTATATGTGACACTTGGAACTGGATCTGCTGCGTTTGCAGGTACAGATACATTTGTAGATACACCAAGAGAACAAGGAGCAGATAGAAATACTGCTACTGTTAGTTCCGTAACTGCTGCAACTGATCTTGAGACAGCAGATTATATTTTCTATGATTTTGCTATTGGTGCAAATAGCACTAACGAACACAAAGGTATTGTGGTCGGACCTAATTCACATTTAATCGTATATGCATCCTCTGCTAATGTTTCATTCCAAGTTAATGGATTTGAAAATACAGTAAGTGATTATACATCTTTACAGTATACACAAGCAGATGCTGGTGGTGCTGGCGGTGGAGGAGGAGCTGGAGCACCTGGAGCACCTTAATCCATAACGACATCTAAATAGACACAAGAGGATACTAGAGAATGGCACTAACCCGTCTAAAGAATATTATCACGTCGAGGACTGGTCGTATTATATACGTCAACCCCGACGACTTTGACGCATCTGATGCATATGATAATAGAGGAAACTCAGCACTACGACCATTCAAGACGCTGCAACGAGCATTTCTTGAAGTGGCAAGGTTCTCTTATCGTGTTGGTTTGAGTAATGACGAATTTGATGCTTTCAGTATATACCTATATCCTTCAGAGTATGTTTTAGATAATAGACCAGGTACAAACTTATATTCAGAGATCACACCATTTGACGAGAATACAAATTTTGATCTCACTTCTCCTAACAATATCCTATACAAATTCAACTCCGTAAACGGTGGAATCATCGTTCCAAGGGGTTGTTCTGTTGTTGGATCTGACCTTAGAAGAACTAAGATCATTCCTAAGTACGTACCATATCCTACACTACAGGCATCATTAGGAATTACATCAGCTAACGAACCTTCAACTTCTGCTATCTTTAGACTTACTGGTGGTACATATTTCTGGCAGATGTCATTTTTTGACGGTGACAACAATGGAGTTTACTACCGTCCTGACGTAGTTGATACCATTGCACCTAACTTCTCACACCATAAGATTACTTGTTTTGAATATGCTAATAATGATGACCTAGATTTATACTATCAAAAGATTTCAAAGGCATACGCTACAATTCCTGATACCTCTGGTACTATCGCTCAAGACCAATTACAGGCAAGAGTTGAAGAGAACAGAATTGTCGGTCCGATCTCCGATGAATTTAGAGTTTCTCAGATTATCAGAAATGGACAAACCGCCACAGCTTTCACAGTTGATATCCAAGATAACCCAAGCAACCACGGATTCTCCGTGGGTGTCGCTGTTAATATTTCTGGGGTCACTGGTCCTACTGAGACTGACTCTAACCTCTATAATGGCTCCTTCTTGGTAACGTCAGCACAGGGTAACCAGTTCACATATCAAATGTCAGCAGAACCTAGTGGTAACGCTATTGGTTCAAACGTTCTTGTTAAGGTTGAGATTGATACAGTTGACTCAGCATCCCCTTACGTGTTTAACAACTCCCTACGTTCTGTATGGGGAATCAACGGTATGCACGCTGATGGAGCACAAGCAACTGGTTTCAAATCAATGGTTGTTGCTCAGTTCACTGGTATATCACTACAGAAAGACGATAGAGCATTTGTTTTATATAACCCATCAACAGGTAACTATGAAGCACAGGCAGCAGGTTCAGGTGCACACATTAATGGACTATGTAAATATAGAAAAGGATGGAGACACAGACATATCTTTGCATCAAACGACGCTTTCATTCAGGTCGTTTCGGTGTTCGCTGTTGGATTTGGTGACCACTTCTTTAGTAAGTCAGGTGGTGACCTTTCAATTACTAACTCTAACTCAAACTTTGGTAACACTTCACTTAGATCAACAGGATTTAAAGCAGCAGCATTTACTAAGGATAAAGCAGGTCAGTTAACACATATCATTCCTCCTAAGAGTATTGAAGACGTACCAGAGATTTCTATCAACTGGGTTACATTTGATATTTCTAAGATCAGAGCAGCAGCAGACCCAACTAAGTTATATCTCTATGGTTATACAAATGAAAATGCAAAACCTCCTTCAAAGATTCAGGGTTACACTGTCGGTGCTCGTAGAGATTCACCCACATTACCTGACAAGATTAACGTATTATTGATCGCTTCAGGTGCACAGCAACCAACAACACACACTGCAAAGATAGATCCTTCAGGACCTGACGTTACAGGTACATCACCTGGTGACGATGCTTCACCTATTAAGTTTGATCCTAACCAGTCTAACTGGTATCTACAGGTTGACTCAAACCAGAACGACATCTATACCACACTGATTGCTAACTCACAATATCAGAACTTAGGATTCACACCTACATCATTCATCAGACGAGTACCAGATGCAAGAGACCTTAAGGATAGAATTTACAGATTTAGATATGTGTTGGACAAGGATGCGTTCCCGATTCCTAGAGAACCCATTACTGGTTTCGTATTACAACCTAGATCTTCAGAGACTAACTCACCTGCATATGACAAGACATACTACCTCTATGAAGTAGAAATATTCCAGACATTTGAACGTGGTGTTAAAGATGGTATCTATTATCTTTCAATACTTAATGCTTCAGTATCACCTGCAACTTCAAACTTTGATGACTTTGCGTTCTCACAGTATGCAGTGGACATTTATCCTACATTTGATAGAGACAACCCAGTTGCTGACCCTGCTGCTGCGGTATCTATTGCAGACAATGACATCCTTGGTAAGGTTACCACAACTGACGGTGCACAGCCTCAAGCGAACGAGGATACCAAACTTTCTATTACAAGAGAGACTGCACAGTTCTTCCTATTAGAACAGGAAAACAACTTAGGATACAATACTACGAGTAACACATTGAATAGTGTGGTAGTTACTGCAAGACTTGGAGATGAAGAGGAGAGAAAAATTGCACTTAAATTGAACGCTGATAACTCTGTTGCACCACTGTTAGTTGAGTTACGAAGGTACTCAATTCTCAGAGCATCAGGTCATACGTTTGAATATCTTGGTTTCGGACCTGGTAACTACTCGACTGCATTTCCATCCACACAGGTGGAAGTGTTATCACCCACACAGGTTCGACTGTCACAGTCACTTAAAGAATCTGCGGGTGTTGCATATTATTCTGGTGTTAACAGTGATGGTGAATTATACGTTGGTAACCAGGTTATTAACCCGATTACTGGTCAGATCACCAACGAGGATATTGCACAGTTAAACGTTGTTGGTGAAGAGGGAACCACGATCCAAACATTCAGTGAAGTCGTTCTGACTGATAAACTGACTGTTATTGGTGGTGCATCTAACCAGTTAGAATCTGTGTTCTCAGGTCCTGTTACTTTCCAAAAGCGAATCAATGCTCAGGAAAATATTCAGACATTGAAGTTAACATATGCCAACGATGATGGAACTGTACTAAAGCAGACGTTCCTAGCAGAAGATGATGGCACAGGTCAACCAGATATTGATTCGTCATTAGCATTTAATGATGGCGATATTATCTATAACATTGATTGGCAAGCTGGTGATTCATTAGGATGGATTTATGATACAGGTATCTGGTATAAGTTTGGTTTGACAGATACTACACCTATTACTGCACGTAGGTTCTCAGGTGTTACTAACTATGGTATTGGTATGGCTCCAGACGCATCCAACAGGATGAAGATTGCTGGTAATACTTACATTAACGGTAACTTAGATGTTACTGGTAGGTATGGTTGCCAAGACAAATATACACTTGCAACTGGTATTGCTAACAACAATAACGGTGTTATCTACAATGGTAACGGATCTACAACTTCCTTTGCTATTTCACCAGGTCATACAAGTTATTCTGTATTGGTATTTAATAATGGTGTTGCACAGATTCCTGGTGTTGACTATCAGGTATCAGGTAACGCAGTTGACTTCTCTATTAGTACACCACCTGCAACAGGGTCGGTTATTCACATAAGAGAACAGGTTATCTAAATAGTTAAGATATAGGGGGCTTATGTCAACCCAGATTAATGGTAATAATATTCAAGCAACAACTAGAGGTTTAGTTGAAGCGTGGAGCATTACCGAACAATTAAATTTACCGCCACTTAACCAGAGTGCTATCAATGCACTGGGAACGCCTGCGTTCGGAACTTTGGTGTATAACAGCACCGAAGATATGGCACAGATATACAAACAAGATGCTAACCAAGGTAATCCAGGTTGGACTGACGTAGGTGGAGGAGGTCCGAGTGTTGGTGAGAATAGTATTATTAGAACGAACGGAACGAATATACAAGAGAACTTAACTATAGGTCCTGTAGCGAACGGTGGTGTTGAATTTACAAATGGATTTTCATCAGGTCCGATACAGGTAGACTCAGGATTTACAGTAACTATTGAGAACGGTGCTTCTTGGACATTACTTGGAGACGATGACCTGTCTTTCGCACAGTTTGTTGACATCACATCTGGTCACGGAACATTCACAGGTGTATTACATT